ACCCGTCATTAATTTTGCCATAACTGTTTAGTTTTTAGCGGTTTAGAGTTTGTAGGAATTTAGTCGGCTTGTGCAGCAGCAGCAAACTCTTCAACTGCTGACGTGCCGGTGTACGGGGTCTTCTTGGGGTCAAAAACCGACAAGGAAGGACCTCCGGACGGTCGCACAGTTTTATCGGCCAGAAGTCGTGCGAAATCCTTCTTACCTATTGCTTTCTCGATTTGTGCTACCGTCTTTACCTTGGTTTCGAGGAATACCTCAGGGTCAAACGCAAATTCGAGAATTTCTCGTACCTCCTCAGGATTAGCCCAAGTCCTATTACCGAGACGTTGCGCGGCCATGTACCCCGGAACTTCTGTTCCGTTACACAGAAGGCGTAGTGCTTCAGCCTTTACACTTGTAAGCCAATCCTCATAGAGCTCGGACTCTTGCAGAATCTGGGAGAGCTCTTCAGGAGATAAGAGGGTAGGAGCTGCAAACTCATGTTTGGCAATTTTGAGAGCCTCATCGGCCAACGCACGACAACGGCCCTTTACTTTACAGAATTTGCAGTGCTTGCCTGCAATAAGCTCACCTGCGCCGCTAAGCGCGGCCTGAGCTGCAGGCTTTACTTCGTTGGTTATCCAAGCATCGAGGTCGGCCCATGAAATATCAAACTCAGACACATGGTCAAGTCTCGGCTGGATAATAACAAGCTTCAGGTTAGTAATGCCCGGCGTTTTACGTGCGATACCATAACCGTAAAGCATAAGCTGCGGGTTGTGGTCAGCATATACCTGCACGCCCTTTCCATACTTGAGGTCGACTACGTAAAGCGTAGTACCTACCTTTGCGTGGAAGTCGCAGGTACCGAACATATTCGGCGCAATGTCCGTGAGGTCTGCCCGTGTCTCGACTGCCCAAATGTCAGCTACAGACTTAAGAGCTTCGCAGTACTCGATATATGGAGTAAGTTCGCGAAGAGTGTCGTCGAAGCTGTATTCGGCATTCGGCTCGAATAACTCTGGTTCGCCTTGCAGCTTGAACTCGGCTACGCTGTGGGCAAACGTGCCTTCTTGTGCGTAGCTGCTCGAGCTCTGTTCTCCATACTCGGCCTCCAGCAAGACCGATGGCGTGCAAACGAGCCAACGATGACTTGCTGAAGGACTGAGCAATGCGTGGTTACTGGGCATTGGCTTGGAGAGCTACGAGGTCATTGTAGAAATCTTGATAGCGCTCGGGAGCGAGTTTGCTGAGGCCCGTAGCACCGTATTTCTGCAGCAACTCGGCAGTAGCTGCGCGGAGCGGATTCACCTGACCGTTAACCGGCGAGATGCACTCAAGGGCCTTGGCCTGTACGTCGACGAACTTAATCGCGCTACCAGCCGCCGGGGCCTTGGGGGTTGCTGCAGACGGGGCAGCGGATACAGGCTTCGAAGGAGCTGTAGGAGCAGGTGCCGGAGCAGGTGCCGGCTTTGTAGGGGCTGCAGCGGGAGCAGCCTTTGCCGGAGCGGGCTTTGCTGCGGTCTCAGCCGTGGTTACGCCAGCCTCGCGAGCGGCGGCAATAATTTTGTTCATTTTCGCGCACTCGTCCATATCCTGAATGTCGAGCTCAAAAGTAATTTTTACTTTCATTATTTTAGGGGTTTTAGAAATAGTGTTCGAAATGACGAAGAGCGTCGCTGAGTTTGAGGTTTTCCGGCAAAGTAAAACGATGCTCTTCACCGTTATTTTTGGTGAGAATGAAGCCATTTGCGTGGGCCAGTACTCTCACGTTACCGCATATAAATACGGTGTCTTCGCCGGTATTGAACGCATGCCAAACATGCTTGGCCTTATTGAGGTCTTCAAGCACTTGGGCCTCAGATACCCGGAGCTCGCGCGTTCCCTTAATGACACCTTCAAGTGCGGCCGTAGGGTGCTGGTGTCGCGGGAAGAGAGCTACCGCAATATCCGCTTTGCTTATACTGCCTGACTCAAGCAGTTCTTTGAGGTCTTTATTCATCTGACTTTTATTTTGATATTACAAAGATAGGCAAAGTTTTTGAATCTGTAAAATATTTTTATAGAAAAATTCTGCAGAGACTGAACTTTTACGGTTCATCTGAGAATTGAAAGTTACAAGTAGGACAATGTACGCACTCCCATAATGTACCGAACTCTGGTTCAGTTACGCCATCAAAGCCAGCGGTTTGAATATACTGACCGTCAATAGCCTCAAGAATTTCACCGCACTGCGGACAGGCTTCGCCGCTTCGATAAACGCGTGCCTTTGCCATATCTATCCTATTCGTTTGTAGGTTTTACCTCCGATAATAATTTCTGAAGAGTCGATATACTCGAAGGTGGTAACTTGCCAAACTCCGTCAATAGTATAGTGGAATTTGTCGCCTTTGACGTACCACTTACGACCTTCACGGTCTGAAGCTACGACATGCGGTCGAGAAGAAGCGCCACCCTCCCGGACAATATCCTGCCACTCGAATGTAGCAGAATTGCCACCGTTAAAATACCAGTGCGTACGAGTGTACGACTTAAAGGAGCGTTCGGGCGTTGCGTAGTGCCCGCTGAGCTGGACGTCAGACTTAGGCACTGCGTCTTCGTCTTTTGAGCAGCTATTAAGCAGGCTAAGAGCGCTCAAGATACACAAGAGTAATAAAAGCTTATTCATAATTTTATAGATTGAGTTATTTTAAGTTCACCGTGATACCCGCGAGCTCTAAGCTCGTCCATCAGTTCACGAGGCTTGAAACCGGCTAAAGCTGGATTGCCACCTTCATATACCCGTAAGCGCTTAGGCTTAGCTGGGGGGGGTACATTCATTACAAAGCCGGCAATAGCCGTCGGCCGATAAACCACTTTTCTTGAAGTACTCTACGGATTTTTCTTTACCGCATTTAGCACAGACTTTAGTTGTGATAGTTTCCATACTGTTATATTATTAAAGAGTTTTCTGCCAATGCTCGTGGCTTACCGCATTATCATAGGACACGCAATATCCTAAGTCATCAAGTACATCCAAGATGCTATTTTTGAAAAGCGTGCCTTGCCGCCAGAAACAGCCAAAAACATTCCGACGAATAATTTGTATACCGTTAACGTTAATGTACACATTGAGCAGAAGCCCAGTACGCTCACATGTAACCGCAATAAAATTATTCGGGTCGTCTTCGTCTTTGAATGTTCTGAAAAAGCCTTCCGGTAAATCGTCACGCTTAAAAAGCGCGTACACATCTTGCTTAATTTTAGAGAAGTCCATATTTTTATAGTATTAATTATTTTCCCACACTGTTCGTGCTGTTTCCATTTCAGCACTTAACTTAGCGTCAGTAATTTTTATGTGGTCAAAAAAGTCCTTAATATCATTATAAGCACCAGCTATGTCACTGTGTATTCCATTTTCGAGGTGCTGTATATAAGACTCGCATATTAACTCACGTTGCTTAGCATTCATAGGCCTTTATTCTTTTGTTCACTACAAAGATAAGAATAAAAAATGATTCTGTAAAATAATTTTGAAGAAAAATTCTATAAAAAGTTACAAGTGGCTGCTTTCCTGCGCGTTACGTACCTATTATCGAGGGCCTTGGGCCTGATATTCGTACTTCGTTTACCCCTGAGTTTATATAACTAACTGGAAACCAAGTACTTACTCAAGAGGTAAACGAAGTAAACAAAGTTTTCTTATATGACTTAAAAAACTATGTAATTCTCAGATAGTCAACCTATGAATTACACTAAAAATAAGTTAATAATGCAATTCTTTGTTTACTTTGTTTACCTTCAAAATGAAGCTTGATATAAAGGCCTGACGCTCAGGTCATTTAGGCCAGTTACCTAAGCTAAAGGTTTGGTAAACGAACCGGTATACGAAGCGTATACGAAGCATAGCCTGAAAAACGGCGTATACGTTGGCAAAAATTTTTAATAATTAGTATTTTAGGCCTAACTAACTATATACCAGTTAATTATATCAGTTATTTAACCTACTGGCTTAACTGGAGGTCTATTTACCAACTAATTTGACCAAAAGATAAATAAAAAGGCCCTAAGCATAACTTAGGGCCTTTGCTCTACTTCTCATTTTCAAGCTGTTGTATACGGTCATCGATATACCATTTAGCTTTTTTGAGGTCTTCGATTTCTTTTTCTCGCTGAGTTTTATCGGCGCTTGCCTTGAGCCCGGCACGCCAAAGGTACTTGATTGCGTTGCCAATGGAAAAGCAATAATGCCGAGTAACCTGAATACACTCGATACCGCTCGGGTGCGACGTGTAATGCGCGGGGTGGTTTACGTTGTCTGTCATCTTCGTTTAAGTACTTTAGTTACTATAAAGTTAGTTGGGGAATAGAATACAAGCTTATACGTGTATACTTTTGAGCGCCAACCCGGCAGCTCATTGTCGAAAAGCTCACGTGCAGCAAGCCGCCAGTTTTGTTTAGTCTCAAACCAAGTTAGCGGGTACGCGCCTTCTACTGGCTCAAGATATAGCTTGGCCTTATTTGTATTGAAGTCGAGAGCCAGATAATAAGCCATGGTCTTATCCAACTGCCAGAAGTCAGCCATTAAATCATTAAGCCAGCCACCTCCTCGGCGGTAGACCGTAATACTTGGCTTAGAGGTAGGCAGCAGCTTTTCCTTTATATCCTCCGAAATATTCAGGTCAGTATACACGTATACCGCGCCTTTCGCGGTCTCATGTGAGACCGGAAATTCTTCGGTAAGAATCCACAGAATTTCGTCTTTGATGGGTTGTACCTCCATCAACTCGGCGGCACGTGCACGCAAGACACAGCGAGAAAGTGCAGTCTCGTTAATAACACCAATATCGAGGCACTTTTGTATAGCTTCAGCTGGCGTTATGTCAGGATATTTTTCGAGCAGTACTCGAATAAACAAAGGTAAGTAAGGAGAGTTTGCCATTGGTTGGATATTTGTGATAAAGATAGCAAATAATATAAATAAAAAGGACTCGTTCTATTGAACGAGTCCACCGACAAACACCTAAAAAACCACCATTAACCCGCCGCCGTAGACCTGTTTTTTAGAAATGTAGTCGTATCCGCCTAAAGCGTGAATGCCGAAGTTTTTATACTTGAGACCTAAGCCTATTTGAGCGCCCGTATTCGTCACGTTACCGAGCATATACCCTTGCAGTCTAATCGGTGGTGACTGTATGATGGTTTGTACTCGGTTTACCGGTGTAAAATTAAAGTCATAACCAGTAATTCTGTTATACTGTACTGTAATATCAAGCTTAGCCTTACCTACTGTGTCCGAATCTATCAAAGTTTCAGAATACTCGCGTTTTGTATTCCAGTCCTTGACTGTTTCGAGTAAACTGTCAGGAGGTTCAGAAATAGGCTCTGTGGCTTGCAGATTAGGCCCAATTTCAGGGCTTGGCTCCGAAGGCTGAACCTTGTGAGCATATTGCAAAGGCTCAGCCAGAGAGCTCGAAACAGGCTTTATTTCTGAAGAGTCTCGCGAAACACTTATAACCGGTCCGGGAATATATTCGGTACGCGTCTCTACTACCATAGGAGGCCTGTAGAGTAACAGAGTGCCAAGTATTCCTATAAGTAAGCCCGCGAGAAATAGCCACTTACCATTATTTGAAGACATACGGGAACCAAGCGAATAACCGCCGCTTCTTTCTGTACCCAGTTTCGCGTTCGTGGGCGTAAGCCTCTTGCTCGAACGGATTCTTGCGGTAGCTGAAGCCCTTCGTCACCCACAAGAGAAGATACAGAATGTAGTAGCTGAATGCCACACCGACCAGCCACCATGCCGAAACGCTAAAGATAGCGTTCAGCATAAGCCACAGTACAAGCGCTGCGCCAACCACCTCCAGAAGCTGCAGTGTGTGTGTGCCTTCATGGTTCTCATCAATCTGTGTGAACGGACTCGAACCGTTACGCACAAACACAAGGCCAAACAGATTGATAGCCTTGAACCCTTCGAAAGGGATAAAGTTGTTATAAATAAGTTTCATTGTCTTTGTTGTTAGCAGGTGTACCAGTCATTGGCGAAAATCTCTTCCCAAGTAGGTACATAATACGTAGCCTCACCTGACGACTTCGTAATAACCAGCACTTGGTCATGATAGGAAATGGAGCCACGGAACGAAGCTGCGAGCAACTCCTTGGCTCGTTCCGGCAAGCTCGTCATGTTAGGCACGACGTCAGCCGGAATAGTCTGCGGATTCTGACACACGATAAACTTAGAACCGTCCCAAGTCCGCCGTGTAAAAGCTTCACCGCCTTGAAGCCTGCTTATAATATCTGCGAATGTCATTGTACCAGTAAAATTATGGCGCTGACGCTTGTAACGTCAGCGCCGTTGTTTGACTTACTTACTCATCTCGGCCAGCTCAGCGAGGACCTTAGCCTTGGTCAGCTTGAGTGCCTTGGCCTCATCCTTCACAACTTCCCATATTTCGGCGTCGCTCATGCCAACGCCAGCCATCTCAGAAAGCTGCGCCTTGAATAGCTCAGCTTTGAGCATTGCCGCGCCTGCTTCATCCTCTTCGGTCTCTTGGGTCGGTTCCTGTTCAGGCTGTTCCTGCTCAGGCTGTTCCTGCTCAGGCTGTTCCTGCTCAGGCTGTTCCTGCTCAGACTCTGCAGTGTGCTCATACCCGCAGAGGTCTGCCCACAAAGACTCAGGAGTACTTTCGGATAAATCGATACCGAGCTCCTGCCCATAGCGCAACGTACCTTGATACTTTTCAGTAAGTACACGCTTCACCTCGTTGAGCTTCTCCTTGGCACGCTCGAAGAACCACTGCTGATTCTCGACCGGCTGCTTGAGACTTTCCGCGATAAGCTTTTTGAGGCTGATGGCGTCGAGCGAATCGGTGTTGTGCGGATTTGCCAGAAGCGACTGGACAAGGCGCTCGTTATGGTTGTAGAAGTCTACAGCCTGATTTCCGCCTTTGGCTAAAAAGCCGATGAACTCGCGGAACAGTTTAGCTGCCGCGATTTTGTACTGGACGTACCAATACTGTTTGAGTTTTTCAATCATACGTACGGATTTGATAGGGTTGATTATTTGGTTTGTTTGTCTTAAACGTATACACAAAAAGAGTTTTGTCAGGTGACGGCGGTGGGATAATGCCGACAAGCTCAAACCCTTCTTCTGAGCCTATTTGATAGTACTTATCATCTCCGGTTACAACTACCAGCTCAGACAGATAATTGTAATCGGCGATATACCGAAGGTCTTCACAGCTCGTAATGGTTACAGTCATTTCATAGCCGTTCTCAAAAGCAGAGTACTGAACAAACTCGGGGTCAGTGCCGAAGATTCGATGCAGCGGGACAGGCGTATACTCTGAAAGCTTGTGACCGGCTTCGGGTTGCAAGAAAGTCCGCAAAAGCAAAGACTTAGCAGATATGTTATCGAGTATGTTCATTTACCACCAGCCTAAGAAGCCCATAAAGCCCGGCGTATTTGCCGGAATATACCCGCTTGTGTTAGTCGCGTATCGTGTCGCAAAAATGCTACGAGCAATTTTCAGGTTGAGCGGGTTCTTACCTTCTTGCTGCAAGTAGTCGTGCATAGCAAATATAATACTTTTTGCTGAATAAGCCAGCGCTTGTATTACGTCCGATTCTTCCCTTCGTGTTGTGACTTGATGGGTAAGCGGACGCTTTGCTACGTTCTGTCGGCCTACAAGAATACGGTTTTGGCTGAGCAGATTCGTGCAAATGATTGTAGCGAGCAAAGCCCTGAGACCAGAGAATAACTCGTCGTCACCGTCCAGAAGTTCCTTTACCTTGGGTGACTGTACCGTGTTGACATTTATTTCACGCACGAGAGCCAGAGCTCCCTCCTTACCAAAAATAAAGGCAAGAATCTGACGCTCCAGCATCTGCAGGTTACTTACAGTGATACCTGAATTTCGTAAGGCGATACTGTACTCGTACAGGTTATCCGCCGAGACTATCTGAGCCATTAATAGAATTGGTTAGGATTAAACTCTACCGCATCAAACTGCTTGTTAGGTCCTAAATAAGTCACTGTAAAAGCGGCCTTGGCCTTTCCATCAGGCGCGGTTGCTATAAAAGATTTTTGTTGAGTCCAAAGGTCCTCAGGAGCAGGCTGCCAAATACCATTATCGTCACCTACTATCTCGACCTTAGGCCGTGCTACAGTCGCATAATCAGCATCTAAATAAATATAACCTACAGGTACGCCGTATATATGATATGGCACATTTCGCAGGGCATACGTATATGATAGCCGCCGTTTTTGGTCACCTATAGTACCAGCGAGTTGGCAAGCCAATGTAACCGGGTCTGTCTGGTCTTCGTATAAGATATTAACCTGAAAGCCTATAAAAGCGTAGGCTGGAGTACCCTTAGCCCCAACTACCTCAATATCGCAGCTTAGCCTAAGACTTTTACCTTGCTGTTTTGTTAAGTCAGGTGCGTATTTATACGCTACATTCCCAGCCGAAGACTGCGGGTGTAAGCCTGAGAAAATAACATCTGAGGCAATTAAGTAGTTACGGTTGGTACTCGGTATTACTTGGGGAGTTGTTCTACCTTTAATAACGGACACCGAGAGAGTATTAACTCCCTCGGGTCCGTTAGTTGGTTGAATTGTTACCCAGTCAAACGTCATACCTTTGTAACTGCTTAGGCTTTACGCACTGCGTAGGTCTCGATTACCTCCTCAATCTGCCACGAAGCATTGGCAGTCAACTCGGTATTCTTAATCTGGTTCAGCTCGTTGTTCTGGAAAGCAATAGTCGTCGGGTTAAAGCTAATTGCGTAAGCGTCACCTGCAGCCTGCGATACCGTGATGGAGAGAACCGTCGAGCCCGAAATCGGGTTCTTGAAGATAATAGTACCAGTACGGGCTGCGGCTGCAACTGGATTGGCCACAACTGTAACCTTGAGGTCTGCCGTACCTGCCGTACCAGTGGTGCGGTCAATCGAGAACCAAGCCGTATCGCTACCCTGCTTCTCGATAGTATAGGCTTTGTTCGAGGTGATTGCCAAGGTCTGATTGCCGCCTGTATTGGCAAACTGCTGCAGCGTTGTAGGGTCTGACGTAATGACAAAATCCGCGTCGGCGCTCGACTGCGTGATGGTAAACGTACCTGCCGACTTCCACGTCGTGCCGTCGTAGTACTCGATGAGGACCGGGATAACTACATTATCCGCCGTTACGTTGGTAGCAAACTGTACCGTAACATCAAACGAGTGCTGCGAGTCGAGGCCAAGACCGTTGGTGAATGTTCCCTCATTACCATTCACAGTGTAGATGCTGGACGACTTCAGCGTAATCGCTTTGCCGGAAGAGGTTACGCGGAATTTCTCCGCGTTGGTAGTAGCGCGCACGGTTGCTTCAACCGTGTCCCATGCAACGTCTTGGCTGTTGCTAAGAAGCGTCATAAAGGGCGCGCGTGCGGCAATTGTGAGGGTAAGAATTGCCGTAGCGGCAGTATCTCCCACGCCACAAATACCGCGAGCTTGTTTCTGGTATACCGCGCGACCGGTGTGCTCAATCGCGTATTTGATACCGTTTTCGATGGTACCAGCTGTGCCGCTCTGCTGAGCGACCTCGAACTTACCAATTTTCAAAACTGCCATATTCGTTTTTTTGTGGTTAGAAAATCTCTTCAATATACCATGGCTGTGTTGCCCTGATAATGAATTTTTGTATTTGTTCGTAGGCCTCGTTATCGAAGTGAAGTGAATCCGGGTCAAACGATATTTCACTTACTCCGGTTCTCCAAACTACTACCTTGTTATAGACTACGCCGTGGACCAGCGAACCCGCGTAAACTATATTGATTAATTTCTGCTGGTTTATGACTATTCCCACACATAGAAATTTTTTGTATCGCCTGCCGATTTTTCGATAGCCTCGGCTTCACTCGCCACTACTATAATCTTGGCGCCGTCGTCACCTTTAAGCCACTGCTGCAAAGCAATTACAGCACGTTCGCTGGGTTGGTCGTTTTGACACCCCGAAGCTCCGTTAAATGAAATTGCTGCTGTAATCATAGCGCGCTGTTAATTGTATTAGGAATTACATGAATATCTACGTTATTGCAACCTATGTTAACCATCGACTTGTCGGCCATAAAAAGCGCTAACTCTGCATAGTTATCGGGCTGTGTAAGCTTTTTGGACACATCGGCCGAGAGGAAACAAACATATATGCCAATATCGACATGTGCAATACTCTCGTCTGCAGTCGTCGCTCTGAACATAAGCTGCTTACCTACCAAAGTAGAAACCGTATAGGTAAGCTCTGCACCTTCCGGTATGTCAAGCGGCTTGTCTCCGTCAAACAGCTCTATGACGAAGTAACCGGTACTGCCTTGAGGGAACTTAATCATTACTGTTCGTTTTTAGGTGCAACAATATTCTTGTTAGCTTCGGCTACATCTTCTTTGCCTTCGCCAATAGGTCGTATCTGCAGCTTCCAAGTATAGACCGAGTTCTCAAGTACCTTGTTGATAACGTTCTCGAAAGTCTCACGAATGTCTTCCAAAGTATTGTTAAGCTCGCTAATAAGCATTGCCCGGTTGTCTTGATTCATAATCCCACTTTCCATCTTAAAGATATATTCGTAGGGTACATCAAGCGCTAAGCAGCACTTGCGAGCTACACGCTCGTCTATCTTACTAAGCTCGTCTGCAAACTTAGGAAAGTCAGCAATCTTTACGTAGTCGCTGATGCCTTCGTTATCGTTCGTAATATTTACATACTCGGTAGAGCCTGCAGTTTTGACACCGGTATTGAGGTAGTCAGAGCCAAACTGAGCCGAGCCGGCAGTATTACCAAGCTCAACCGCCCGGTCCACGCCCCAAATACTGTGGAGCAATTCTCCGTCAAATAACCCGCCGAGGGTATTCGTCGTGTCCGCACCAGTAGCTCCTGCCTTCTTCTTGTAGGTCTTAAGCAGGTCAGAGTTTGCGAGGTAACTCATTACCATCGTATCAGTACCTGCATCAGTCAGCAGGATAGGCACCATGGAGTTAAATACGCAATCCGGGTACAACTGGCCGTCAATAGAGTTGTAGAACAACACTTGACCTATTCCAAGCCTCGGGTCAACTGCTCGTCCAGCTTCGAAGTTTTTAGTCTGCTCTGCAACACGGTCAGGCTCATACGGATAATAAACTGCTGCCACTTTCTGGCCTTCGCTATCCAGAATAGCAAGCATATAGTCGTTATCCGTATACGGGTAGAGCTCGGGGTCACGCTTCATATACCGGACATTCTCCACCGGTTCCCAAACGAACTCGTTAACTTTAGACTCGGCATTGTAGCCAATCCAAAGCGCGAACGAGCCTTTGTACATAAAAGCGTCACGGCCTGCGTTCTTGACCAGCGCCTGAACTGTGTTAGTGAACGAACTTTCAAGCGTGGTCGGCTGGTTCTTTATCTCCTTAGGTATGTTACCAAAGGCGTATTTTACGAGACGGTTAAGAACTAAGTCAGCCGTAGGCGAATACTTTACGAAGATATTAAACAGGTTAGGGTACATGTTATTCCCTATAGCATAGTTGCCCCACTGCATAAGGTCGTCCTTGAGAGCCGAGTCCTCCTGCAAATTCATGGGCGAGAATATAGTGAACTTAGAAAGCCACACTACACCTGCTATAAGTCTGTCGTAAAGTTTCATCTTATCAATCTCGTATTAGTGAGTTATGCCGCCGCCAAGCGGCATAACCCTATAAAAGAACTGTTCTGCAGAAGAACTACGCCGATACTTCGGAGCCGTTCTCTTTGCATGCGCCGTCCTTGAAGTAACCCATAAGGTCACTGAGCGCGTTCTTGTTAGCCGTCTGCTCACCGAGCGTAACGTACTCGATTGCGTAGTTGGCCTTTGCAACCTCGAACGCCGCAGCGGTCTCGCCTTTGGCGTCGTTGTTGCCTGAGAAGAGCATTTCTGCCACTTCGTCAGCCTTCGGGAAGTACCCGCGCGGACCACCGTAGACGTGCATTGTCTGCGCGTCTGCGGACAGCTTGATTCCAACCCATGCGTTGGCCTGCAGGTACTGCACGAGGGCGTCGTACTCTCGGTCAGAACCGACCGGGAGCGAGAAGGCCGAGGTCTGATAGGGCACGCCGTTCGACTCGATGGAATTGCCGAGCGTCGGGTTGAAAATCAGGTTGTTACCGGCGAAGTACATGCCGAATTTCTCGGCGTCTGCCGCCGAAGCATCCGGGAAAAGGGCCTCCAGAATGGTCTCGGACGAGGTGACTACCGGCTCGTTGTAGATATACGCCATCTGCGTGGAGCCGGCCTCTTCGGCCAGAATCATCGGAGCGCTGGACTCTTCGCTTGCCTGCGTGACAAACCAGCGCTTCTTAATTTGGCCCCATACCGCTACGGGCAGGAAAACCAAGTCGGCGCCTTCACCGAGCGAGAACATGGTTTTGAGACACCACGTATTCGATTTTACGTCCGTAGGACGACACTTGTTTACAATAGTTGTTGCCATTTTCGTGTTGTGTTTTTGGTTTAACCCTTGGTCATCGCGTCAGGGAACACGCCGAACACCTTGTCGACCTCGCGGAACAGCAGGCCGGACGACAGTTTGGCCAGCACCTTGTACTGCGCGACTGCGTTCTCCACCTTGTTGATGGTCAGCAGCTCTCCGACCTGATAGGGCAGGTTGAAGAACATCTGCTGCGACTTCTCGTTAATGGGCACCGTGAGCTGGTCGTTGCGGATGAACGCGCCCTTAATGACCATGTAGAAGTTGTTCAGCTGAGCTGCCGGCACCTTGTCGTAGAAGACACGGCCCTTCTCGATGCCCTCCTGATAGGTCAGGATAAGCGAATCGGCCTTCATGCCGTTCAGCGGGAGGATGAGGACGTTCTTGTACCGTACGAACTCGTCGTTGATTTTCCGGCGCGACTCGTCGATGGTCGATTCCTCCTTGCAGTACTGGAAGAAGTTGGTAGTCATACCACCGTTCTTGTTGTACTGGTAGGCCTGAATGACACCAACCTTCATGGTCTCGAAGTTCTGCGACGAAACCCATGCGGTCACGATGGAACCGGCGGCACCTCCGACCTGCATGGTCAGCGGCAGACCTGCGAGAATGCCGTCAAGGATGGTTGCGATGCTCTGTACGTCACCGGTGACGGCCTTGGTCGGGTCCCACTCGATTTTGCCTGCCATCGACAGCGTGAGGTTGTCGGCGGGCACGATAGCCTCGACGTTGGCCTGCAGCTTGGTGAAGTAGTTCGCCAGAAGCTGCTCGCTCATGCGGTTGCCGATGGTGAGCAGAATCTCCACGAGCGAAGCGGGGTCCAGACCGGCGGCGTCGGTACGGAACTCGTTGGGCAGCTGGGAGATATTGCTCTCGAGGTCGAGGAGCGTAAAGTAGGTGTCGTTGTTCATGGAGAACCCGTCCACCTCGAAACCGGACGTCGACGTAGTGAACATCTCGTCGGTAATCTGCGTGCCCTGAGGAGCCGAGCCGATAGTGGCTTTGGCCGTTACCTTCAGGTTCGTGTTCGTGTTGGTCACGATTACAGGAATGCCCGCGTTAATGGAGCTCATGTAAATCGTGTTGAAAAGCGGCTGTACGGGTTTGTCGAAGACCGCTTTTGAAATGGTTGCAGCTGTAATTGCCATAAAATTGTCTTGTTTTAAGTTTTACTTACTGGGTTACTTCGCCCCTACACAGCCGGGACCGTACTGCTGAAACAGCTCGTAGGCCTCTTTGGCGACGTTGGACTTGTTGACCGGCACCTTGCCTGTCTCGCGCTTCGGCGCCTGCGAACCTTTGTTCTGGGCCTTCGGCTTGTCCTCGGGTTTCGGCTCGTCTTCCTCCTCAGGCTTCGGGTCTTTCGGCTCATCGCCCTCTTCCGGGTCCTCGTTGGTCGGGGCCGGCGTAGGAGTCGAGTCAGGAGTTGCGGCGGGCGTGGGGTCCTGATTGGCGACGTCTTTGCTGTGGATAAACCACTCGTCACCCGTCGAGTGAATCACGAAGTCCTCGCCGTCCACCTTGCACTTGTGGTCGCCAGCCTCGAGCTTTACAATGTCACCGCCCTCGGCAATCGGCCATACGTCATGGTCGATTTCCAAGTCTTTGGCACCGTGTACGAGGTACTTAACCTCTTCGTTGCCCTCGACTTCCACCGGAGTTTTGTGCATGTAACCCTTCAGCTTAGCGAGCTCGTCCTCGGTCAGTTCGGTAGCCTTATCCATAGGCTCCCCTTCCGGGGCGGTCAATGCTTCATTGACCGCCTTAGCCACTCCGGCAACGATACCGGGAATGACTTCGCTAATGGCTTTGTCAACCATAGCTTTGACTTGTTTGCTCGTCATACTTGAAATTTGGTTTGAATTGAGAATATAGTTAAACTGTGGTACTGCAGGAAAATACTTGTCTACCGCCGCACGGAATTTGTTGTACAGCTGCGCAGACTCGGTTACAAAGTCGGTAATGAAACCGGCTTTAATCAAGTCACGGCCTCGGAGTGTAAGCTCGCTGCCGTTGCGCAGGTGTTTACGAATGTTCTTGGGTACTCCGTGCTCTTCGTAAAACTCCTCCATCATTTCCGTATAGTTACCGAGTTCAGCCTTGGTTTCTTCAATAGAATCGAGGGTTACGTCGGTCAGCATTTCGTAGCGTGCCGGATGCACAAGCACAGAACAGCGCTTCAGGCCTACCCGGTTTTCGATAGCCAAAAACGGAATAATGGCAGAGCTATAGACTTTACCCTCTGCTACGGCACGAAGTTCGATACCTTCGCTTTGCATAGTATCGAAGACTTCAGCCATACCAAAAGCAACGTCAATAACACCGCCAATCGAATCGAAAAGCACGTTTACCTTGTCACCAGACTCGATTTTCTGCTCCTCAATTTGTTCGGCAAGCTGTTTGAGCATGTCAGGCTCAATAACACCTTGTATTTTAATTGTCTTTGCCATTATTCGATTGTTATCGTAATGTCTTCACCCATTTCGATAGCCGATTTGCAGTACTTTACAATCCGGTCTTCATAGGGCGTCGAGTTAATAACCTTACCTTTGACTTTGTTCTCGCCTACGAGAATGCAGCCGGCCGTATCTTTTGCAGTATTGCCTCGGTGAATAAGAACACCTTCGAACTCAGCTACTCCGGACAGTCTCGGCAGTTCCCGCTTGAACTTAGGCGAGACATTTACGGTTACTGGATAAGTGCCGTAGGGAATAGCCGTATCTCCGGCTATCTTCTTCTCCCCATTATCGAAGACACCATTTTTATTGGTGTCTCTTATCGGGTCTTCGAGGGTATCGCAGAAAAAGACATCATTAATATACATGTGCCCTATTGTGTACTCGTCACCGAGAAACGTCCTCTTTACCAGTATTTTCATGAATGTCCTTTTCTAAAGTATTGTATATATCACCGAGCGAGGTCTTTTCTTTAAGCTCTTTCTCTAAGTGTTTGCGTACCCATTTGAAAGCTCGATGGTCCGATATTTCAGCAGCATTCTCGAGGTAGCTCCAGAGCTCGACTCCGCATAAAAACCCAGTAAAGATATTTACCAAGTGAAGCGAAGCTAAAGGCTCGAATACAGTATCGAGTTGATAGACCATACAAATACCCGTAGCAGTAAATACAGTCTTAGTGACTGTATGCCAAGCCTTAAGACTTTGGAAGCCCCAATGCCTGCCTGCCTTCTTAGCTCTGGCACGACTTGCCATTACCCCTGTTACAAAGTCTACGCCAATAAAGACGAAGGCTATCAATATCAGGGACTTGACCGGTACGAGCAGACTGAGAAAACTGCAAGCTCCAGCGCTTAAATATTGGTACACTTTATCCACTGATCTTAGTTATTTTGAATATTTCAAGTGTTGCCGAGTCTTCTACTTGACCTACTGCCAAGTCATAACGCACTAAAATAGAATCACCGCCATTATATTCCAATATAATAATACTTTTATCTGACGTATTATGGTTTACTGCAGACGTGACTAAAATAGCTGCGCCTTCGCCTGACAATCTGAATACTTCATTAAAACTTGTCAGGGGTTGGCCATTTCTGAAGCTAAAACAGCCCTGAATCTGTAATTTATCGTTAAGATTTACTTCTACCAGTGGTGTAATTTCAAAATTACCTGATGAGCTATCAATATTCTGCGCGAAGTCCTTAATAATGACTGTTTCATCAGCTCCCCCCCCAACTTTGGTCCATTTTATTTGCGTACTATTGGAATATAATACACCTACATAGCTCGCTAAATCAGTTCCGCCGGCTACGTTAGTTACGTGGAATATCGCATTAACATATCCTCTAGCACTACCTTTTTGTATAGTGCCAAGACAGTCAAAGCTACCTGTACCTGTAGGTCCATTCTGAATCGAAGAACCAGTATTGTATATAGCCGCTACTTGATTATCTTCAAGCTGTGCAAGTATATTACTTACATTTTTGAAGTCAGTAACTACAAATGATTTTTGTGAGTTAAGAGTATCCCAACGTATCTCATCGCTCTCCTCATTGTACCCAATGGCCATTTTTGAAGCGCTAAGACTACCCGTTGGCCAGCCAAGCGCGAACATAGCTATCTGTGCAGTACCTCGGCTATTTATACCAATAACCGTAGCAAAACAATACCCTACCTGTCCTGCGCTAACGTTAAATGGGGTATTTGCTGAAGAATTATCCCAGAAAACTACTGTTGTATCACCTATAGCAGGAGAGTTAGTAAAAATATCTTCATATAAAGTTCTAAAATCAGCAATAGGACCTGTAGCATGATTAAGTAGTTCTGCTTTAGTTGCCTGCGGGGCTAAGATAACGCTCAGAATATTGTTAGCCAACTTGAGCGTGGTAGCGTCATAGTTGGGCAGAGTTACTGGTGCAGGTATCTTGTCGAAAAGCTCGTTGATGACCGACGCAAAGTTGTTTTTCTTTGTCGTTTTCAGCGTGCTAAGCTGGGCCGTGATGAAATCAGGCGAAAGCCACTCGGTTACTTTGTACGCACCATTTAGATACGTAACAACGAAAGCAAGTTCAGTCGTTGTAGTAATTACATCGTCGGTAAGACCGTTGTTGGTAATGTTACTACCGGCCCAGTTAATTTTGATGTTTGCGTTTTTGTAAAAACGCAAGAGCACCGACTGACCTTCGCTTACCGCAGGCACAACTTTACCACCGATAGTGAAATTACCGGTCTGAAGCTGAATAGGAAAATCCGAAGTGATAAGCTGCGTAGGTGTACCGACTTGGTAAACCATCACGGGCTGGCATACCTTCAGCACATCGTCGTAGACTGCGATTGTTTCAGGCATCTCGAGCATCGAGAGCTTGTAGGCTGCAGGTGTATAGCCGTCAGGCTTGGTACCGTCGTATGTGCCAGAGGTAAACTGTGCAGGCGTAAGCTTACGCATAAACGGTACAACCTGCCCTGCAGAGGCCAACATATTAGCCAGCTGCAAAGCAAGACCAGTTGCTTTGGAGTATGTTACAGGAGTGCTGAGTCCAGCTAAGCCCTCGCTATTACTTGCTTGAGGTTTTCCTACTAAAGTTGCCATTAGCTTTTATTCTTTACTACAAAAATACTAATTCAAAAGAGCGATTGCTCTGTGGGTTTTCCACAGAGCAATCAACACATAAAGCTCGAACGTTTATGCTGAGCTGCGATACGCATTGCACGACTAATTGACGTATTAGTTACGTAGGTCTCAATTGGCCGGCGATTGATTTGGTCACCGATACGCTTTGCCAGTAGGTCGTAGTCAAGCGAGAAACCTTGACGCTCAGGCGTACCGGTTACAAGCGGTACGCCGGTATACCGACTATTGACTGCCGATGCTCGGTTAAGCGCTTCTATCATCTCGGGGTCATTCGCAGCACGCTTGTTTATCGCAAGCATCTTCTCGATACCCTCTACCTCGGCAATCTTCGTATTACCAATGCTGACTGCTACGCCTCCATTAGTATGCGAAGGACCGCTTACCGAGTACAAACCAGAGCCCAACTCAATAGCTCCGCCATTTGCGAACTTCTGACCTCGGTACTCTCCTCCAGCTGCTTGGTAGTCTTCGAGTGCATTCTGCAGGTCGTCCATCATCTTCTCGTAGCCTGCAAGACCGGACTCGAAAGCTGCTACTTTCAAAGCGGCCAAGACCTTGTTTAAGGCAGCAGCATCGGCACGAAGACCTGCGAGGCTATCCTCTACCCAAGCATCGATAATTGCCTCCTGAGCTGCAAGGCTATCCTTGAGTGCCTGCTCTTCCTCCTTGATATACGCAATCTTCTTGTCGTAGTTGAGCTGTATCTGGTCTGCTTCAGCCTGCAAGCCCTCTATGATTGCGTCCTGCTTGGCAATTTGCTCGTCATAGGTCTCATTAACCTTCTTGAGCTCATCGTTGAGCTGGCTCTCGAGAATCTTATCGAGTGACCACTTGTCTTCTTCTTGGAGCTGCGCACCAAGGGCCTTAATCATCTCGAGTAAAGCCTCTTGGTTCTCTTTCTCGTACTGTTTGCGAGCAGACTCCATATTCTTCTCGCGCTCAGCCTCGAATGCCTCTTTAGCCTTTTCAGCTTCTTCTTCGGCAAGCTCAAGCTCCTTCTGAATACGCAGCTGTTCATCAAGCAGACGCTGACGCTCTTCTCGGCTTTCAATATACTCGTCATTCAGGAGAGTCTCGTTAGCCGCATAGTCCTCGTTAAGCTTCTTGATTTTCTGCTGTATGGCAAGTATCTGATTATACCGCTCTAAGTCAGTACCTGTAAGCTTAGCTACCGCCTCCGTAGCGCCTTCTACATCTTCGATAATCTGCTGTGTAATACTTTCGTACTCCGTTTCCCAGTCTTCTCGAATCTGTGCAAGCGCGTCCTTGCGGTAGTCATAGGTCTCGTTAAGCGCATCGATTTCCGCATTACGCTCTTCCTCGATAAGCGCTTTGACCTTCTCGACCTCTTCCTTTTTAAGGTTTATAATATCCTTGACCTTAGCACCGTAGCCGTGAGTAATCTGGTCCATATAGGACTCATATTCCTCAGCCGTGATTTGGCCGGCGTCGAGCATCTCCTTAAGCACCTTGTCACTGAAAGCTTGGTTAGCTTCAGCAAGCTCTTTCGAAGCCTCTGCACGACGCTTCTCGAACTCCGCCATTTTTTCATCGTACTCAAGCGAAGCCTTAAGGTCTTCTTTCTTGGCGTCAGCAAGAGCTTCACGTGCAGCTATCTCCTCGTTAATCCAGTCGAGGTCTCGCTGCTTATCAGCAGTTACTGCGTTGTAGTCTGCCACGCTTCCGATACCCATGGAAGCTAAGTACTCATTATTGGCAAACTGCTTATCGTACTTGGCTTCTGTTTCGTCAAGTTTGGACTCTAAGTTTTTAGAGAAGTCGGCTTGGTACAAGTCCCACATCTCATTGGCTTGACTTCTTGCCAGTTCCTCGAGCAGCCAATCACGATATTTTGCGCGTGGGTACTTATACCAATAAGACCCATTTTTATCGGTAACTATTGCCCAGCGTGCATATTTACCATTATGCCAGACACGGCCCTTATCTTGAATGTCGATAGACGCCTTAGCTTGGTCGTAGAAAGCGTCCCAATCCATCATGCCACCTTTGGCAAACTTATTAGGCATGCCGTTCTCGCCGGAAATTCCGCGGTTGAGCATCTCCACCTGACTCAGAAGCGCTCGCATGTACTTGTTGCGCATTGCACGCTTCGATATAATAAGTGCGCCTTCAGAGCCTTCTACCTCTGCTACTACTCGATTCCCAATGCGTACTGGTACACCGCCATTGTCGTGGCTCGGACCATCGACAGGCACAAAATCAACCATACCGCCTTTAGCGAACTTAGGCCGCTCAGGTGCTTTTTGGGCAAGGATAGCCGCAATCTGTACTGCAGTAAGCGCCGCAATTACGGGTGTCATTGCCGCGCCTACAAACGGGTTAACAGCATACGCAGACATGATAGCCACAGCTCCAGCGATAGCCGCTTGCGCGCTCTGCTGGGCTTGGTTTACCTTGAACTGTTTAACTTCTACGTCATACAGCTTCTCGGCTTTTTCCTTGGCCAGTTTTTCGTCGCTGTCTTTCTTCTTCTTGTCGAGTTTCATCTGCTCGAGCGTATACCGAGCTTCCGAAATTTGGTCTTTCTCAAGCTTGCGCTTGAGCATAGCCGACTGCGTGTCATAAGACTCTTGTGCACGAGTCTCGAGCTCCTCGTAGAACTCGTTAATCTGGTCCTTCTCGGCCTCAAAGCTGTTATTGAGTACTTCAGCTGCTGCCGCAAGCCCTGCCTGAGCCACGGCACCGCCAAGGCCAATCATTTCGGCCTTGAGGTCCTTAGATTTCTTTTGCAGTTCCTTCAGACTCTTGCCCGTGGCTTTCGATTCTTTGGTCCACTTCTGTAGGCTCTTGACGTCAAAGGCTTTAGCGAACAAAAGCGCGATAGCAGACGACAATTTCGACCAAACAGATTTTTGTTGGGTCGAATACTTGTTCATTAGGTTCAAAGAACTCTGCAGCGTCTTAGAAAAGTAGTCGAAATTCTTGTCTAAGATATTAAAATACTTCTGGTTTGCGTCAGAGAGTATTACACCACGAGCTTCGGCCTCGGTTTTGTAGATTTCAAGCCTTGCATTAGCCGCTTCAAGAGTCTTTTGGAGTGCTGCAGCCTCTTCTTCAGTGTCTGCCTCAGCAATAGCCTTGGTTAGCTGCTGAATTTCAAGCTGCGTTTTTTGATAACCTTCGCGTATCTTCTCGTAATAGCCTTGCTGAGCGTCGGCAAGGGCCTCGGTTTGCTCTTCGGTGAGCTGTACACCAGCTTTCTGGAGCTCCGCAAGAGCTTTTTTGTGCGCTTCGACTGAAGCCTCATAGGTTGCTATACCCTTAGCGTCGTTATCGAGGCGCGCCTTGAGCAAATTAGCCTCAGCTTTGTAAATATCGGCGTTAGTTTTGACGATTTTAGTAGCTGTTTGCTCAGCTGCTCGACGCTTTTTCTCTTCCTGCTGCTCTACCCAAGTAGTTGTTTGCTCTTTAGAACGGTATTCTGCAAGCGCTACCTCGTCTAAGAGGGCCTGAGTTATCTTGGCTATCTTGCTTCGTGCTGCTTTTTCAGCAGCCACTCGGCTCTCAAGAGCCTTTTTAGCCGTTTTAATACCTTCTTGGTCTTTGTTATACTCGGCTTTAGCAAGCTCACGCTCAGCCTCGAGGCGCTTGCTAACTGCTGAAAGGTATGCGGTAGTGTAAGACTGTTGCGTATTAGCAACACTCTTCATGTCGGTTTTAACCTTTACAAGATTATCGGCAGCAGTCTTGGCCAACCTGTCACTTGATTTCTGCAGAAAATCAGCGTACTCGAAATAATAGTCTTTACTCCACTTGTTCGCCTCTTTGTACAGGTCCTCGTCAAGCTCCTTAAGCTGCTTCTTAACCGCTTTTTGCGCGTCGTCCATAGCTTCCACATACGACTGAAGAATATCTGTAAACTCTTCATCCGTATTACCTGCTTGACGACCACGTGCAAGAAGCGCGTCATACTGCTTCTTGATTCCGATTAACTGCTGGTAAGCCTCGATACTCTCAAGCGTATTCAGCTTCTCTCGGTTCTCCGTTATCTTGTTCTGCGCAGCCTGAGCATTGGCCTTAGCAATAATATTCGCAGTAAGCGAGGCATAGACATCTGACGTCTCACCTGCAAGAATCTTCTCAGCAGTAAGATTGCCGAAATAATCGGGGTACTGTCTTTGCAGAGCCTCCACAGCGTTAAGCCGTTCTTGATACGACCTTGTAGCGTCTTGTGAAGCTTCGTACAAAAGTTCGAGGTTAGTTATCTCTGCTGCGTACCCATTACGACCAGCAAGTAGCGCCGCGTCCATCTGCTTCTGCGCGAAAGTGTATTCGTCAAGGCCTTTACGCCCTTTGGCAAGCTGTATAACCCACTCTACCATGGCCTTACCAAATACGGTAAGTACAACCACGGCAGCCGAGAGTGCAGTCTGCCAACTGAAAAGGGCTTTGACTACTTGCTTAGCCACCGAAGGTGTCTTAATACCTTCAGCATTGAGCATCTTATTTGCTTTCTGGGCTCGTACTAACTCCTCTATAAAAATAGGAATGTTGTTAGAAATAGCCATAAAACCAGTCTGCAGGCTATTTGCGAACGCCGGAGCCTCTCGGGTTATCTGAGCCAGCGAGAAACTGAGTCCATCAAAACCTGACTTGTAATTACCCACATTGCGGCTAAAAATGCCGACTTCGGCCTCGGCTGCTTTGAGCTCGTCTGTAGCTTCACGAAGTTCTTTGGTAAGCGTCTTGAACTCGGGTTTGTCCCGGTCCATTTGTTTCCAAGCCTTATTGAGCGCAGCTACGCGCTCGCGCATAGCCTCGATTGTATTAGCTTCTGCCTTACCCTGAGCTACAGCTACTTTGCGCTTAGCAATTACTTGGTCGTAAGCTTCTGACACCATACCGAGCTGCTTGGCTACGTTGGCATAGTGCTCCGTGTCCTGCTTGGACTCTTTGAGCTGCTGCTCCAGATACTTACGTGCATTACCAAGGGCCTGCTCGGAACTTGTTACCTTATCGATTCCCTTCTGCAGCTCACCCATCACCTGTATATAGTCAGTGAGTATTTTCTGCCGGGTTTTATTGGCCTTGTTCTCTTTCTCGATAACCTTGGTATTCTCGGTATGTTTAGCCGTAACCTTAGCTTGTGCTACAGTAGTTTCTTCGAGCAATACCTTAGTCTTCTCAAACTCTTCACGTGCTTCTTTGGTAGAGTTCGAGTCCAAGGTCTCGTTAAACTTACGCCACTTCTCATTAAGCTCAGCTAACTGGGCCGACTGGGCCGACTGGAGCTTGCTCAGCTCTGCGTTTTCTTCGCGAAGCTGCGCGCTCTTCTTCAGAGCTGCGTCCATCTCAGCGAGTACCGTCTCGTAGTTCTGCGAGGTGTACTCAAATATTGTTAGTATTTTGTTCTGCGAATCCATATTAACGCAAGCTTAAAAAGGTTCCTGTAAACTGTTGTTCTATGACGTCGTACTTACCTTCGATAAGAAGGGCGTTTGAAAGATAGTAGAAAAGGTTTCGCTGGCCAAACAGCTGTTTCCACTGGTAGTAATACAGTCGCAGGCTCAGCTCGTAGACTGTAGGTGTGTACCCGTCGAAACTCGATAAGAAGGTTAACCAGTTAGCCCAGTACTTCGCGACTATATTAGGCATCTTCATCTCTTCGAACTGCATGGACTGCGTTGTCTCGTCATAATAGGCAAGCTGCGGGCTGACGTCATGCCATTCGAGGTACTCGAAAGGAATCGCCTCGGTAGCGCCTGCTGGAGTTATCGATTTGACTTTGTACTGCAGCGCAGGTATGCACGCGCATGCCCACAATTTATTAATAGGTGCGGCTGCGAACAAACTTTCAAAGTAAGTACCGCTTGCCGGAAGCGGGGCAATGTCCACCTTGAAATAGCGCTGTTTCTTCAGGTCGTTGTGGTAACGGATAGCGTTGAGCTTAGCCAAGCCGTTAATCTTGTCGCTAAGTATTGTATAGCCGTCCCAGAGAAGATAAGGGTTAACATCTACGCGCTCGAAACTCTTATTAGGAATGTCGTTGATAAAGTAGTAATCGACTTCCTTTAACGAGTCTTCTGACGTCTGCGCCATTTGGAACAGCGTTAAGAACTCTCGGTAAATCTCGAGCGGTGTAAGCTGCGGGAAGTTCTCAGCCACTGGGAACATCAAGCCTACCGGGTCAAGGTAAGTGTCTTCGTTCGTCTCGTAGACCGTAACCAGATTATACAACTCGAAAATATCGAACTCAATCGTAATTTCGTAGTTGTGCGGGTTACTTATCTGAAGCGTGAGCGGGTCAATACCTTCTTTAGTATTAATCCAGTCGGTGATATAATTTATCTTTGTGTCACCGAGGGCTTGGACGAAAGCTATTTCATTAGTACCCTCGAAAAGTGTCAATTCGAAAGCATCCGGGCTCGTATATTGAGCTTTAAGCCTAAAGGCCATATTTCTGGCAGGGTAACGAGGTTGGACGCGATTTTGGACTTGTATGTCACATCCGCCTTTGAGGTTGTAATTCAACGTAGACGCATCAAGCGTCAGCAGTCTGTCCTCATTTGGCTGAAGCGTTATCGAGTACTTGCCATTCTTGGTCCATTTGAAACCGAAGCTGCTGACAGTATACGGAACAGTAGGCATTAAACATACCTTCTGCTGTAGGTCAGTCCACTTGTCCCACCGAGCATCCCAACCATTACGCTGGAACAGTTCCTTAAAGTAGTCGAGCAAGTTGAGCGACGGCTTGCAGAAGTCCCGCACATTCGAATCGTTCAACTCAATTGTGCCGGTCGTCGTGTCCATAGGATTGTACTTACCCCAGCGCAACGGAGTAGCTACGCCGCTCGGCGCGCCGAACGTACTGACAATATAGTTGTATCGCGAGAGGTCAATCGTATCGAGGTAGAAAACGTTGTCGCCCATTGCGTCGACCATGGCCTTAAACCCAGACGTAATGGTAAGTAGAATGACCTTCTTTTGCTCGTCAGCCGAGTACTCGAAAACCGGTCCGGCGATAAGCGTAATATCGTTGTACTTGAGTTCTGCGTACTTGTCTTCGCCTCGCAGCTGCTCAAATACGTGCCTGTTCTCCGTGAGCGGTATCTCAAAGGTCTCAGTAATGGACAACGGCCGGTTCTCGGCGGTGTTGTTGGTAAGCAGGTTGAACTCGTTAGATAATAACGAAATAGTTATACCCTCGGCCGGAAGGTATAACTGATATTGCCCGTTTATTATTAACTCAAGTTTCGATAACATACTAACCTTGTGCTTGGGCCATACCAATGGGCCGGTAAACTGAGAATGAAATATCTTTGTACTTGGTAGAGTTCGGGAGGTCGTACTGACCTTCGGAGACAATCCATGTTACTTTATCGCCCTTAGCTCCTACGCGCGTGACTGTAATAGACTCGTATACACCATCTACTTTGGTAAGTGTGTGTATGTCATAGCCGAACAAAAACTTAAGGCCTATCAAATCGATATACTTGAATACGAGTTCTACAGTCTCAGTTTCACGAGCTATAGAGTTACCTATGGTATCGGCATTACGCAGTGCCACAATCTCAGGGTCTACTTTACGGGTATACTGGGTACAAAGATATGATGACAAACCACCAATACCATTCTGGAACACAAAATAAAAGTCTCGGCGGTTATCAAGCTCGTACTTCACGCATGGAACCTGAACTGTTGCACCTACCCCGTCCCCGGCCTGATTCGCAATAAAATATTGGTCAGTAAACTGCGCAGACTCAAATTCTCCGTCATTCTGTATAACATAGCTCGGAATTACACGAAGTGTATCGGGCTGGTACTGCAGAATTAAGTCATGAATCGTAACGCCATTTGCTACAAGACTCGGGTCCGTAAGGTCGATAACGTTCAAGCCTACAACAGTAGGTATTGGTACGATAACACGGCCTACCTGATTGCCGGTTTTGTAAAAGCTAACGGTAAGCTTTACGGTTATACCTTCTACACCCATAAGGCCGTTAGTAATGAAGTTGACGTAGAAAGGCCAAACACGTTCGGCTCCATAGAAAAGTCTGTATCCGGTCGTGGGAAGTGCTTGGCCTTTGTTCTCCGGGTTGTACATAATGTACGAACCATAGTTTATCTGGGGAACTCGAGCCCGTACCAAAATGCACTGCTCAGTCATTACTTCGGCAGTGTTGCCAAAGAAGTCACGGCTCGTTACTTTGACCGACAAGCCTATGCCGCCCGTCTCGCCTACATAGCCCTTGGCAAGCTCCGAAATATTGTAGCTTACGTAGCCGTTTGCCGCTAATTGCGTACGGCTGGTGTACAGTAAGACGTCACGCACAACACCATTTGCCGGAGTGGTATCGTAGACCTCAAAGGTCAGATTATTGCGATACTGGTAGACGCATTGCGAGTCGTAATTATCAGCCCAGCTCTTAACTCCATAGAAGGTCTTAGTATTGTCGTTGGCTATGTCATGGAGCTCCAGCTGAGAATGTCCTTCAGCTGTATTCTCATGCAGATGAACGTTGTAGCTCTTGCTATAATTAAACCCGTTCGGGTCGGTGTCTTCAATATAGACCTGCGCGTAGGTAGTGCCCATAGCCGCAGCCACCTGCTCGAGGTATTCCCTAATGTCTGCGCTTACCTCTACAAGTGCAAACTGGTTCCAGCTCGTTACTTTGACGAGCTTAGCCTGCAATGACTTGAAACGAAAGCTGACAGTAGACAAAGCCCCGACTACGTTGTACTTAAACCCCGTAGCCGGGTCAGTGTAGACCGGTGACGAAACGACTTCTAAGGCCGTTGTTATGGCTCGTGGACTCATGGGCAATTAGGAGCTAAGCCGAACGGCTCGACGGCACGAACAGTCACCACGGAGGTGTATTGCTGGAGCACGCTGTTGTCGTCGGCCCATTCGTTAAACGTTGTATTATTGATGCGAATGCTGGATATATAACGCTGCTGGGTCATGCGGAAATACTCGAGTAGCTGGGTAGTTCTCGTACGCGCAACAGCTTGCGAAAGATGGGTCTCATGCAGACCAAAGTGCACGACTGCAAAGGTCGTATTGTCTACGGATTTGTTTCCTCCAATATCGACGGTATCGGTAATCGGGTAGATAACAAAGTAGCTCTGGTCTCGTACGAGCGTAGGCTTAATCTGGTTCGTCAGCAACTCGGCTGCGATGAACTGGTTAGCACAATAGTAAACGAACTTACAGCCCGGTATAATTGGACTACACTCTTGGTTAAGCACCTCGAACTTTGCCCATAAATAGCCAACCTCGACCGGCTGGGTCGAGGGACATAAAAGAGCCATAATATTAGTGTAGTCCATACTTCTTAATCATTTGTGCTACCGTGTCATTTACCGCGTTGAAAGCAGCTTCATCGGCCTTTTGTACCGTGCCTTCGGTCGGGACCGGTGGCTTAAGACCTCTGTAGACTTGGTTGCCGTGTTCTTTGATAGAACGGGCAATAACGAAGCTCAGTCCACGGGCCTCTTGCGCTGAAGCCCCGAGCTTCGTCATGCACCATTCCATTAAGCTTGTAGGGGTCTCTGTACCATACTCGTACCCCCAAGGCGGGAACTTGACCGAGGGACCGCGCCCAAATACGAGTGTGTATACAGAGACCGGCGCTACAATTTTGTTACCTTCTGCGTTAATGCCGAGCAGGCTCTGGCCTGTATTCGTGTAGCCGGTTGCTATGTACTCGTACCTGAATATCGGCACGGACTCCAAAGCGACTTGGCTACACAAGGTATCGGCATTATTTACCATCTTTGTTGTTTATTTGGAAATTCGCGTAGTCAGCGGCTTTCTCCTGCATCATCTTCGCAAGGATGCGATTGTAAGCCAGAACCAGCGAATCATCTGGGCCTTCAACATACTTGCGATAAAACGCAAGCTTTTGAAAGCGCTGGTAGTTCTCTTTGAGCTCCGGGGCGAAGCTGCCAATGACTTGCTCAAAAGCAGCCGCGTAGGCCTTTGTATTCTTCGCCGCAATCGGTAGTTGCGAATCAATACCTTTTTGGAAAGCGGTGAGCTCGGTAAATAAATCGCTTTCCACATTACGAAAAAATCGTACAGAGCGTAACTGTCTTCGAACGGTACTTGCTCACGAACCGCGTCGGCAATCGCTGCCGCTACATGGGCCTCGCTCGAGGACAGCCGAAGCATGTTCTTAACGATGCTCGAGTAGATACACCCGATAGTCACCGGGATGCGGTCGAAGTCCTGCGGGTTGAAGTCCTCTACGAGGTCCAAAGCTCGCAGCGTAATATCGAGCTCGAGGAACTTACCTAACTCAACTTGGTACGTGCCTTCTGCCACCTTAATACGAAAGGAGAGGTTAACCTCTTCAACGTTCTTCGGGTTGACAGTGCTCTGTACAAACACGGTCTGCAGCGCTGTAAGCTCGGCTATCTCTGTGCGGGTCAGTTGCTCGGGTTTCTTTGCACCTTTCAGTTTACAGAGAACTTTGAGCATGTCCACTTTTTCGTCTGCATAGCCCTTCAGCAACTCGATGCCGAGAGCAGTGCTAATTTGGTCGTTGGTCATGGGGTTATGTGTTTAATTTGGTCAAATATCTGTTGCCGCAGTAAGTCGAAGGTCATAGCCGAATGCTGGTTCGCAAACGTGTCTTCGAGGATATACCGCATGCCGTACAGAGCTGCATCCAGCAAGTTGTCGTTACCGTCGGGCACTTTCTCGTCGTCGGTCTTGCTCACGTCATATCTGTACTGTCCAATCTCCTTCAGGTAGTTCTTGCTGTTCGGGTCTACCTTCTGCCGAAGCTTCTTGACGCGCTCAATGCTGTAGTACTTGGCTTCGCCTTTGCGGCTCGGAATAAGCACCACCTTGACGTCTGCGAATCGTTGATTGCCGACTATCCGGTAGTTGAAATACCGGTCAATATCGGCAATTAGGTCCGTTCTGGCGCAGTCTACGATAATGTGCGGAACTCGTTGAATGGGAGCGAGCCAAAGCTCCTGACCGGGCTTGAGGCTCGCGCGAATACGCTCGTAGTAAGCCGCGTGCTGGTCGATTATCTTCTGGACTTCCCGCATGTAGTCGTCATGCCCGTAACCCTGAGCGTAGCAGAGCTCTCGGACATTCACGGTCAAATCGCCGCCAAATCCGAGCTGGACAATCGCGGCTTGTGCCTGATAGCCGGGGTCGAGGGCGTAGATATTGTACATGCGGAAGGGGAATGCCTCCACGTCGTACTGGTAAATCTGCCCATAGTCCGGGCTCAGGTCAATCTGGCCGTAGTAGAATCGAAGCGCATTGCCCGAGTTCTTCAGCATTTCGAGGTACTTCTTATCCTGCAGAACATTGTTCCAAGCCTCGATACGCATTACCTTGGATTCGGCTTTCTGAATCGGCGTAAGCGCCGACATCGTGGCCGGGTCTATCTCTTGGTCGAAGTACAGTGACGTCCAGCTTCGTGCATCCGGGTTCTCGCTCATCGCGATAAGCGGCGGACAGCCGTGTGCCGACCTCGCTCGTGTTTCAAGGAACTGATACCATGCGTAGGCAATGGTCGTGGACTCATCCAGCATAATGGTCTCTGCGTTGAGTCCCAGAATAGCCGCATCACCCTTCGCATTGCTGGGATAAGGTGAGCGTATAGGTCGGAGGTATATTACCGAACCGTTAGCCAGATAGAGCTCGCTTCTGGCCTCGTCGTAGAAGTAAGTCGTGTTGGCCTTCTTCGTGCGGCTTGCTGGTATCTTACTCTTCTTGAGAAAGCCGATAACGTTCTTGTCGAAACCGGCTTTGAGCACCTTAAGGTCTGTTTTCAGCAGGTAGTGCTCAGTACCCGGGTACTTCATCGCTCGCTTCAGCACAGCGAGCATAAGTACGTAGGTCTTGCCTGAACCCGAGCCACCACGAACAAGCAGCGTGCGGACGTCGCCGCTCATCGCTTGCCTGAATACTGCCGCCTGCTCGGGACTGCTGAAACGTATATTAAGGTCGTACTTCATTCCTCAGTTCTTCAAAGAATATTGTTACCTCTGCGGTTAGCCTCTTCCGCGCCGTGAGATATGGCCGCGGTAGCTCTGCCGCGCAGTGGTTTACCATGATAAACGCCACGGTATTCGCCACATCCATGCCTCTCTCGAAGCACCTCTTAGCTGCGGCCTTGACGTTGCTTTGCATCTTCGGTTAGCTTGTCTTTCAGATCGGCATTGAATGCCTCCAAGAACTCGGTGAAGGTCTGCGTGAGCTGGTCGTGCAGACTCATCAGTGGAATCGTGGAGAAGTGCGTTCGTTTGCCGTCCCTGAATATTACTCGTACCTCGGCTACGCCTTTGAGCAGGGCTCGCAGAGCAGCGTTGTAGAGCTTCGGCACATTGAGCTCCAAGCCATCGACGTAGACCGTAATTCCGGGGTACTGGTCGTTAATCTTCTCCGCCTGTTTGGGGGAGCACTCGCTCATTGCTTGTTCCCGGTTCAAGCTGAGGGTCTTTGATTCTTTGGGGTTCTGTTCCATCGGTCATTATATTTTCAGTGAAGTTAAATGTCACCTCTTTGGGTACTTCGTCTTCATCGGGCTCTTTGAAATCGGGGTCGAGCTTCGTCAGCACGAGCTGAACAGCGCCGAGGTTGGGACAGACATAGCCCTCGGACTCGGTAATCGTATCGCCAAACCTGCCGCCAGTCTTAACCGTCGTAGTCTTGAAGTGATAACCCTCGATAAGCCTGAGCAGCGACTTGCGGGCGGCTTTGATAAGAATCGCCTGCCGGGCCTTCTTGCCTCGGTTGATGATTGCCCGAAACTCGTCTATGGTCTCGTAGTAGTCTCGGTACATCGCTAACGTGATGCCCACGATAGCACAAGCTTCGCCGACAGTGTAATCGTCCGCCTCGAATAGGTCGGCCATCACTTCGGCAATCTGCAATATGTCTTCAGTCAAAAGTTCATTCATACAACAAATATATATGCGCATGAGGGTTGGGCTTTTGTGAAATGATAGGGCGCAGGCAAATTGCCTGCGCCCTATACGTACGTGTTATAAGTAGTTAGTATCGGTTCAACCACTCAAGATATGAACCTACCCAATATTTACCTGACTTGAGCTTAAACACTTCTACGTCAAAATAATTTGGTAAAGTGGCTACGTAGGCCTTAGCGGCCTTTCTGCTGGGGTGAAGTCTTTTGAGTCTCATAACCATTCGCGTTCTATGGCCTCTACGGCCGCGTTATACTTAGCGATCATCGCTTCCTTATATTCATGTACACATGCACGAGGCATCGTGCCTAACCGGTCTTTTTCCTCCGCAGTCATCAACTGAAGAATCTGGTTAGCGCGCTGGCCTCTCAGGCTCAGCGTGCTCTTGATTTGTTCGGCGGTTACTATCATAGCTTTATACTATTTAAAAATTGGTACTAATTTACCGCTATCAATCGCATCAGAAAGCCACTCGGTAGGGTACTGACAATCACGCTCTTTAATATAAATAAAGGTGGCATACTCCTCGATGGTAAGAACTTCATTCTTTGTGGTGACTTTGTAGGTTTGTATTTTCATAGCTATTAGTGTTTGTTTGTGCTACAAATATAATACGTATTTTTCAAACTAAAAAATATTTTGACGATTATTTTCGACATTTATTTTTATAGCGTGTAAAATAAGTATCAAAATATTTTATGAAATAAAGCTTAGCGGCTCAAATAAGACTTTCGTAGCGAATACCCGGCAAAGAATAGCCAGCTACTAAAATATAAAGATAATAGGCAAAAGCCGGTCAAGCTTAATCCCTGACCGGCTTTTTGTTTGTGACAGGTTGCGACACTGTGACAGGTTGCGACACTGTGACAGGTTGCGACACCAACGCGCTTGCAGGTTTCCGACATCTTCCTTTGCGCGGGAAAGCCAGATAGCTGGATAGCTGGATAGCTGGATAGCTGGATAGCTGGATAGCTGGATAGCT